ACCAACGGCAAACATTATCGCATTCAGCTTACTAATGGAGCCGTAGATATTGTAGACTTAACAGATTAAGGAGTACACCATGAACCGCATCAAGAATATAGCCATGATCCTACTCCTGATCGCCGCCCTCGCGGGAGTGGCGACTAACCAATGGGCTGTTAACCAGCACGAAGCGAGTTTACAGGCGTTAACCCAGACACTCGATCTCCACTCCATACTCTCAGCCTGTGGGATCATCACTGATAGCATGGGTTACGGTTCCTGTGTAGCTATTGGCCCTGATCTGATCCTCACAGCCGGGCATTGCGTAGATCACGAAGAGAGTTGGATCGAGATCGGAGGCCAGAGGTATGATATCCTTGATGAGTGGAAGAGTGAGCAGTACGACGTGGGGTTTGTTCGGATCGACAGCCAGGTTCCCTATCTCGAACTTGGTGAGATGCCAGACTTACTCGATACAGTTTACCTTGTTGGAACACCGGCTGATCCCAGTTTCGTAAACAACATCAGTAAAGGCGTAGTAACCAAATTCGATCTTGACTGGTGGGATTATGAGGATACCATAGTAGTGGATGCAACGGGTTGGTTCGGCAATAGCGGGGGTCCGGTTATTAACCAGAATGGCCAGGTGATTGGCATCTGCGTGGCCGGGCCAGGCTCAGGGTTAGATAGCGTGAACGTGTGCGCACCCATAACCCACATCCTCGAAGCCCTGGAGGAGTACAATGCCACTAACTGACAGGGGCCGCACGATCATGGCCAGTATGAAGAAACAATACGGCCAAAAGAAGGGCGAACAGGTGTTTTATGCCAGCAAGAACAAGGGTACGATTACCGGTGTAGAGGGCCAGGCAAAGCGTGGACTGAGGCGGATGGTGAAGAAAGTCAAAGCAGCGAAGGGGAAGACGTGGCGACACTGACAGAGTTACTCCGTGACGTGGGCAATGAGCAGGTCACGATAAATATCAACGGAGAAAACTTCACCTGTTCCCGCACAGAGGCCGTAGCAAGGAGGTTGTATCTACTCGCCATAGGCGGGTTTATGCAGACCAAAGATGAGTATGGGGATATGGTGACAACCTACTTCAAGCCCAACGCAAGTGCAGCCAAGACAATACGCGAATACCTGGAGGGTAAGGCAAGCCAAGAGGCCCCCAAGGAGGGCAAGAAAAATGCCAGGGCGGGTTCGTTCGATGGGAGTATAGCCGGTAGGTTGAACAAGTTGGTGAATAAAGGGGAAGACAATGCAATTACCTGATTGGATGGAATGTGATAAAGTGGTTATGGAAGGTAAAGCAACAGCTTTGCAAGAGTTTATCTATCATCAAGAACCTGCTGGGATAGAAGCCCAAGAGCAATTTAGAAACGGATTGATAGCATTGATCGAAGAAATTATGCCTAATGCCAAGACCCCTACAAAAACCCAGTCTTAAAGAGCCGTTCCCGGACATACCAGAGTTCTGGAAAGACCCAAAAACGGGTCTGATCGTCCCTAAGCGGAAGGAAGCCAATGTGCAATGGCGTATAGACCTTCTAAACCGAGCCGAGAACGACGAGGGGATGCAGAAAGACCTTCTCGCAGCCTGTTCAGAGTCGATTTTGTTCTGGATCAATGCTTTTGCGATTACTTATCACCAGTTTGATGTCGCTCCTGATGGTCAAAGGATCGAATCCGAGCACCCAAATCAACCTATGATAACCTGGCCGATTCAAGATGAGCTTTTCAATGCCTTTGAGGAGTGTCTGGCAACCGGCCAAGACATACTTTTGGACAAAGCCCGTGACATGGGGGCCAGTTGGTGTTGTATTGATTTCAACCATCACTTGATGCTGTTCCGAAAAGAATCGTGTGAGCTTCTTGAGATGTCCCGTAATGAGGATTACGTGGACAAACCAGGAAATATGAAGGCATTGATGCAAAAACACGACAAAATCAATGAGTTTCTGCCAAATTGGATGCGACCCCCAGGTTGTTTCCGGGGCCAGAAGAACCGATCTCATATGCACTGGCACAATCCGATCACCGGATCGACTCTTGACGGCGAATCCACGACAAAGCATGCCGCCAGGGGCGATAGGCGTTTGGTCGGTCTGCTGGATGAGTTCGGGGCTGTGCAAAATGGGGCCGCAATGCGAGCCGCGAGCCGTGACGCCTGCCTGATGCGTATCATCAACAGCACAAGCGTACCCGGTAGCGAATACAACAAGTGGCGATCTGACAAAACAGCCAATATTAAAGTGTTTGTCATGCCTTTCTGGGAACACCCAGAAAAAGGAGCCGGTCGATACGTCCAAAAAACCAAGGCCGGAAAGTGGGAGATCAGGAGTCCCTGGCTCGACTCCGAAGAAAAGGCCCGTGGACGCAAGTTCCTCGCAACTGAAGTTCTTAGAGAGGATACTGAACCTGGCCTCTCGTTCTTCCAAGAACAGAATATCGACGGTCATATCGCAATGCACGTTAAACCACCGACATCAACTTGGAGCATCAAGTGGAATCGGGCGATGAGCGATCAGGCGTTGATCCAGGCGATTGCCAACAAGGATCGGACCAATATCCTGGCCAAGCAACAGGGAACCGGGCCGCTCAAGCTCTGGTGTGACCTGATCGAAGGAAGACCGTCTCAGAAGGACAGTTACATCTTTGGCATTGATGTGAGTAAGGGCCAGGAAGCGTCGAACTCGGTGATCTCGATCAAGTGCCGGGAGACTGGGGAGAAGGTCGGCGAGTGGGCCAGTGCCGAATACCCACCTTATGAGTTTGCCCCCTTGACCGCGGCCATTGCCCTTTGGTTTGGCGGAGCTAAGCCGATGCAGTTGCCGTTCTTAAAATGGGAAAATAATGGGCCTGGTTGGGACTTTGGGCGGCTGATGGTGAAGAAGTTCCTGTATCCATTCTATTATATGAGCAAAGCCACAGGCCAGGTAACTGATCCACAAAAACGAACGTATGGTTTTCATATGGGTAGGGATAGCAAATATCTACTTCTATCTGCCTATGACAAAGCCCTCACAGATGGATCGTTTATCAATCATTCACTTGATGCCTTAGAGGAAGCCCGGCTTTATATCCATTATGAAAGTGGTGGAGTAGGTCCGGCTGTTATGCTCCATGAGAGTAGTTCATCCAAGCAGACCCACGGGGACCGGGTAATCGCCGATGCTCTGGCGAACGATGACACGGACTTCGCACGAAAGAAGCGGAAAGAAGAGACCAAGTATCCAACCAATACGGCGGGTCACAGGTTTTTGTCCCACATCAAGAACCGGGCGAGGCAGAGACACAAGCAGAACAAAGGTTTTGACTTTAGTATAGGGGGATGAGATGAAAGCGTTTGAAGAGTGGTCAGGTGGTGGGGAATACATGGAAGATTTTGAATATGCAGGGGCATATGCTGGTTGGAAAGCTGCATTGGAATGGATTCAAAAAATGATGATCGAAAATAAAATGACTAATGGACAGAGTTATAATATCAAAGATGAGATAAGACAAGAACTGGAAGACTAAAGGGGGATGAGATGAAAGCGTTTAGGAAGTATATGTTTGACCATTATCCCGATATAGAAGAGGATAGTTGGGATTGGAATCATTATCACGAATTGTGGAAAGCTGCATTGGAATGGGTTTTATCCTGGGAAACTGATCCTGAATCTAAATACATATTAAAGAAAGAATTAGAAGGCAAGGAGTATTTTGAGGATGCCTGAAAACATAACTCCATCGAAATTAGAATCCATTGTAGAACTCGGATTCAAACGGGTTGAAAAATTTGCTCGGCGTACAGCCCTTATGTTCAAATCCTATGTCCCTGAGTTCTATCGGATGGAAAAAGGCGAGTGCCAGGAACCATTAGCCTTGGTCTATAATACAATCAGGGCGTTCGTTCCTAATCTGGTCATGGATAACCCTTTAACTAATGTCACTACCCCATATCAGACTTATAAGCAATATGCCGAACTCCTTGGCCTCGGCCTCGATGCTACGGCCAGGCAGATTAGGCTCAAAGAAGAACTTAGGGCCTGGATCGTCAATGCAATGTTTGGTTGGGGGATCATGCGAACTGGGATCAAGGCGACAGGTGAACTCTTTTCTTTTGATGATGTATTTGTTGATCCTGGCCAGATATATGCCCGGAATGTGAGTCTTTGGAATTTTGGTTTTGATCCAGCTTGTACCAATATCAAACAGGCCAAGTGTATGTGGGACCGGGTGACGGTTCCTCGCCAGATACTGTTAGATTCTGACGGTTTCAATCACGATGTGATACGTGGGTTGCCTTCAACTCCCTCGACTGTTGAAACGCAGAAAAAGCATTCAAGCGTGACCAATGAAGCCAAGGATGAAATGGTTCGACTTCAGGACGAAGTGGACATTGTACAGGTTTATGTTCCTGAAGCCGAGACCGTGATATGGATGGGTGATCCCTGTCAAAAGAAACACGGGACATTCTTGAAAAAAGAAGAATATGCTGGGCCAAAAGAAGGACCATATCATTTCTTGTCTTTCTCTTCTCCTGTGGATGG